CATTGCCAGTTACGTTCTATGCGCCAAAATTACAAATTTCTAAGCACACTGATGTTCCAACATGGAAAAACAAGTCAGGACAAACTCCACGCCCAACAGGGTCTGTATGGGTTAAAACTACTGAACCTAACTTAGGCGCACGTTGGAGAGTTAAAGTTTACAATGACACTACTCAGCTATGGGATGCAATTGATGCACCTTTATATGACACCAATCAAGCTGCATTAGCAGGTATTGATGTTGCAGGCGGCGGTGCAAATGTTGCTGTAAATTCAGCGTATGTACAGTATGACTTTAACAATGACAGTACTGCAAATTTTAGACTAGTTCGTAGAGCAAGAGCTGGCGTTACTTCTATTAGAACAACTGCTATTACAACGGGCACGCTAACAACTGGTATAGGAACATACACCGTTGTGTTAGGCGGAAGCAGAACTGGCGTTGATGGTATTTACGGTGTGGGTGCAAATGTATTTGCAACTATTACTATTGCCACAGCTGGTACAGAAGCAGACGCAGATACATTGGCCATTGCTATTACTAGCGCAGGCATTGATAACGTTTCCGCAACTGTAACAGGCGGCAGAGTTGTGATTACTCATGCAACCGGCGGTGAAATTAGATTTGCTGACTCAGCAGGTAACTTAGGTTTAGCTGACGCTGTAAACAATACCAATGTGTACGCAGTATCAAATGATAGTAATTTCGATTATCTAGCAAGCAATTGGGCAGTTAGAACATTTTCTGGTAGCGTACAAAGTTACTACATCAGCGGTGATGCTCCTGCTACATTAGCAGCAAACGGCGCATTATGGTACAGTTCAGTAGTTGACGAAGTTGACTTAATGGTTAAAGACGGTGTTGCCTGGGTGGGCTATGCCAATTTCTATACTGATACTGACCCAGAAGGTCCTATTGTTTCAGCAAGTGAGCCAACTACATTTGCAGATGGCGTAACAGAAATTAATGCAACGAACGGTGACGGTCAGATTTGGATCGACACTAGTGATTTAGAAAATTATCCAATTATTAAACGTTGGGATTCAACATTGACCCGCTGGCAAACACTTGATAAGAGTGACCAAACAACTGAGAATGGCGTATTATTTGCCGATGCACGTTGGGCCACAGCAGGTGCTGATAGTGAGCCTGCTACGATTGCGGCTCTATTGACGTCAGATTTCTTAGACTTTGATGCTCCTGATCCTGCATTATACCCACGTGGTATGACATTGTGGAACTTACGTAGAAGCGGATTTAACGTTAAGCGTTTTGAACGTAACTACGTTGATACAACAGCAGACAATGGCCGTCAAGCTGATGCGTCAATGGCTCTTTACTATCCACATCGTTGGGTTACTGAGTCAGGTAATCAAAACGACGGTTCAGGCAGCTTTGGACGTCATGCACAGCGTAAGGTTGTTATTCAGTCACTACAAGCATTGGTTAACAGTAACCAAGAAATCCGTGATACAGAAGTTAGAACATTCAACTTGTTAGCTGCACCTGGTTACTCAGAGTTAATCGGAGAGATGATCACATTAAACTACGATCGCGGGTTAACAGCGTTTGTTGTTGGTGATACACCGGCTAGATTAACACCTGATGCTACCACGATCAACGATTGGGGTAACAACGTTGCATTAGCACTACAAGATGATGATACTGGTTTAGTTTCATACGATGAATACTTAGGCGTGTTCTATCCATGGGGCTTTACAAGTGATAACGCAGGAAACGATATTGCTGTTCCACCAAGTCATATGATTTTACGTATGATGGCATTAAACGACCAAGTTGCTTATCCATGGTTTGCACCAGCTGGTACAAGACGTGGTGGAATTACTAACGCAACAGCAGTTGGTTATGTAACAGCAGAAGGCGAGTTTTCAAGTGTTGCACTAAACGAAGGACAACGTGACACATTGTATAATGTAAAAGTTAACCCTATTACATTCTTTACAGGTGCAGGCCTAGTTAACTTTGGACAGAAGACTCGTGCAAGAAACGCAAGTGCATTAGATAGGATCAACGTAGCACGTTTAGTAATTTACTTACGTAGCCAGTTGAACAAACTAGCTAAGCCTTACATCTTTGAACCAAATGATAAAATCACACGTGACGAAATCAAACAACAAGTTGAGAGCTTATTGTTAGAATTAGTCGGACAGCGTGCTCTATACGACTTCTTAGTTGTTTGTGACGAAAGTAACAATACACCTAACAGAATCGATAGAAACGAACTATACGTTGATATCGCTATTGAACCAGTCAAGGCAGTGGAGTTTATTTACATTCCAGTTCGCTTGAAGAACACTGGTGAAATAGCAGGATTGGGTTAAGATAAATAGAATACAGGAGACTAAACAATGTCTATTTCAACACTAAGCAAATTATCGGTACCCCTAGCAAGTGACCAATCAGCAAGCTCACAAGGCTTGTTGATGCCTAAACTGCAATATCGTTTTAGAATGTCATTTGAGAACTTTGGTGTATCAACTCCTACAACAGAGCTTACTAAGCAAGTTGTAGAAGCAAAACGTCCAGAAGTACAGTTTGATACAATTGAGCTACCAGTTTACAACAGCCGTGTTTACATGGCTGGTAAGCACAAGTGGCAACCAATAACAGTTAAACTGCGCGACGACGCATCAGGGCAAGTACAAAAACTTGTCGGTGAGCAGTTACAAAAGCAGTTCGACTTCTTTGAACAAAGTTCAGCAGCAAGCGGTATTGATTATAAGTTTACAACACGTCTAGAAATGTTAGATGGCGGTAACGGTGCAAACACTCCTACAGTTTTAGAAACTTGGGAAATTTATGGTTGCTTTGTTACTACATCAAGTTACGGCACAGTAAACTACGGTAGCAACGAAGCAGTTACTATTGACTTAACTATTCAGTATGATAACGCAATCCAAACAGCACAGGCATCCAATCAAATTGGCGGTGTTGGTATTGCTGTAGGAAGAGCATTAGGTACATTAACAACCGGCGGTTAATACCCGCACCCCTGGGAGCATTAGGAAAGGTCACTTTGGTGGCCTTTTTTATTGTCTACTCACTTTATACGCGGCGATAAATATTATTATGGCAAATTTATTAAATGGCTTTTTAGATAATGTAATATCTGGCTTAGGTAACCCTAAAGGTACACTTGGCGATTTTCAACATGCTGCGAGACTTTATAATTCTCAAGCAATGCGTCTTGCTCCAAAAGGCAAGTGGATGTATCATGTGGTATTCAACATAAATCCATCCGCAATTATTTCTTCTGCATTTGACGTACAAAAACATGGTACTGCTATTAACATGTTAGTAAAGACCATTGACTTGCCTAAGTTTAAAATTCAAGTTGATAGACCTCAGCAGTACAACAGAAAAAAAGCTGTACAAACTAAGTTAGAATACAATGATATTAGTTTAACGTTCCACGATGATAATTTAGGGTTAACAACCGGTATGTGGGCAATGTACTACGGATATTACTATGGTGATAGTAAACACAGCGGCAGCGCAGGAACATCCGGAAGTGGTGGCTTCTTATCAGGTATGGGAAATTTATTAGGCACAGTTGCAGGAATAGTTCCCGGGATAAATCAACGATTGGGAGCAGTTGCTGGATTACTAGGTAGCTCATCATCTAGTGTGCCAGCTGCATACCAACGAAACACTACTAAAGGCGAAACATTTAATAAATTTAGATACGGTCTTGACAACGGATCGTCGGTACCGTTTTTCACATCAATACAAATTTATCAGTTAGCAAGACACACTTATCAAAGTTATACCTTGATAAATCCAATCATTACACAATGGAGTCACGACACATTAAATGCATCAGCCGGCGGCGAAGCAACACAAAACAGTATGTCATTGGCATACGAAGCAGTGATATACGGACAAGGTCAAGTTAAGAGCGGCGATCCTAAGGGGTTTGCTACTGAGTATTACGATAACATGCCAAGTCCGTTGAGTTTACTGGGTGGGGGCGTAGCAACACTATTCGGTACTGGTGGTGTACTTGGCGGAATTGGTTCTATCCTTGACGATATTGGTTCAGGAAACTTTAACCTAGGTACTATTGCTAAAGGAATTAACGTAGCAAGAAACATTAAAAACTTATCGTCTGAGGGATTAAGACAGGAAGGATTTAGCATCCTTAAAGGTGCAATCGGAGCAAGTGCAGGTATTGATGTTAGCGGTGTAGCAAACGTGTTATTTCCTAAATCTAACGGAAATGGCCAAGGACAAAAAACTCCAGCAACTGCACCAGTATCAAATGTACAACAAAAAACTCCAGCACAGAGATCCAATGCGTTTGCAAAAAATCCTGCAGCATTGGCATCACTTACTAACTTAGCAATAACATCGGGTGTAGTGTCATCAGGCGCTAACGCTAAACAACAAGTATCAGATTTAATCGGCTCGGGCAACAGCGCAAAACTTAACGGCCTTGCTGATAAAATTATTTCAACAACGAGATAACTATGAACAGTAACTTACCACAATCAGCAAACAATGACTCAGCAGAAAAAGTAAAAACTTTTTTTGATTCATATTTTGTTCAACAGATCAGTTTTCCAGCACAGTTAATTGATGCAACTGTTGGATTCTTTAAAAAGAGAGGATTCGACGATTTAGCTGCAAGTTCAACTGCTATTGTATTATTGCAACAGGCAAAACTGGACAACGTAAATATTTTTGATCTGTTAGACACACTCGGCGGATTAGAGGATCTTCAACTATCTGCAATTGTTGCAGAGGTTTTAAACTATAATAGAGAAAGTGTTAGCACACTTGGATTCCGTCAGGTATCCACCGGCGAACAATTAGAAGCTAGAAATATCGTAGTGTAATATGGGAAAATTTGCACAGGGAAAATTTGCGTTAACGAATCCCGCAAAATATATGGGAGGTCGATCTCCAACTTATCGTAGTTCGTGGGAATGGGCTGTTATGCAGATGTTTGATAACAATCCGGCAATTGAAAAATGGGGTAGTGAGGTAATCAAAATTCCTTACAAAAATCCGTTAACTGGAAAGCATACAATATACGTTCCGGACTTTTTTGTTGTGTTTAACGACAAAAACGGCAAACGTCACGCAGAAGTTTGGGAAGTAAAACCAGCCAACCAGGCAGTATTAGAAAAAGTAGGTCGCAGTAGAGCTAACCAAGCAGCGTATGTAACAAACATGGCAAAGTGGGAAGCGTGTCGAGCATGGTGTAAACAACAAGGATTGCAATTTAGAGTAGTATCCGAAAACGATATTTTCTATAACGGCAAGCGATAAGTACTCATATGACTAAGAAACTTGAAGAATTATTAAATCTACCAGAAAATACAGAAATTGTAAAAGCTGGTGCTAAGACCAAGTACAAGGAAAAAGAAGTCGCTCGTGAAAATGCACCACCTGAAAACTTGTTTAGAGACTTTAGCGAAATTGATAAAATTGCAGCAGCCTTGCCTAAGGTATCCGGATTAGGCGACATAGCAGACGGAGAATTAGATGCATTAGCCCAACGTGCTACAGATGCATATGATGATCTTATGGATTTAGGTATGAACGTAGAAGCACGATATTCTAGTAGAGTTTTTGAAGTTGCTAGCAGTATGCTTAAAAATGCAATTGATGCTAAATCTGCAAAGATTGATAAGAAGCTAAAAATGATTGAGCTACAACTTAAGAAGCAGAAACTAGATCAAGATTCAAAACCCGAAGGCGACGACGGCGCAATTCACGGCGAGGGCTTCCTAGTTACAGACCGTAATAGTTTGTTGGAAAAACTTAAAAATATGGATAAATAATACATCGGGAATATGAAATGAAATCATTTAAAGACTATATAACAGAAGGTAAAAAAACTTACGCTTTTAAAATAAAAGTGGCAGGTGACATTACTGAGGAGTTTAAAGACAACTTAAAAACTGCAATGGAGAGATTCTCTGTAGTAAAAATGTCTAACGGAAAGCGTACACCTATTACTGAAAATCCACTAGATTTTCCAATGATAAAGAATACCAGTGTTACTGTGTTTGAAGTAGAAGTATCATACCCCACAACATCGCAAGTATTAGAAGCATACGTTAGCCAAGTATGTAGACACCCTGCATCACAAGTTGTAGTAAGAGCAGCGAACGAAGAAGCATCCCTACAGGATGTGCCTGATATCAAAGCTAAGAAAGATTTAGAAGATGCACTCCTTGCTACAGAAGACATGGGCGGGGAAAGCGCACAAGACCAAGTAGGCAGCACAAAAGTTTCTAGCTTCTTAAAAGATCTAGCAGCAGTTGCTAAAGATCGCGAAGTAAAAAATCAACCAAAAGAAAAGGCAGCAGAAATGCCTGAGTCGGGGGCTAGTATCAGTCCAATAGGCTCCAAAGCTCAAAAAGGAAAATAACATGGACATGAAGAAAATTTTAAGCGCATTTGACAGCGCATCATCGGGTGACAAAGCAAGCCCAGCAGCATCTGCAAAAAATGATATGAAATCAATTTTAGAATCATTTGACAGAGTTTCAAGCGGCGTAGAAGAAAATTGTGGCAGCATGTCTAGTCCAATTCCAAGCTCACCTCCAGTCACAATGAGTGTAAATTTAAATGCTCAAGGTGTAGAAAACATCAAAGAGCTTTTAAACTTAATGAATAAAGCAGACGCTAGTAGAATCAGCGCACCAATGGCACTGCCAATCGGTGGCATAGAAATGCCAGCATCTATTCACAAAGCCGAACCTTCGGATTCGGTAGGCGGCATGGCACAGATTAGAGATTTAATTTCTAAAGCAGATGAAGAAGTTCCAGCTGAAGAAGGAACTATGGATGGTCATTTTGCTGATGCAACTACTGAGCCTGATGAACAATATGCTGACGTTGATGCAGTTACCGTAACAGGTAATGACTTGCATAGCAAAGGCGGCGAAGCTCCGAAAGTAAACGGCGGTGGAAACCCAATGCAAGAAACACTTCGTGCTCAATTAGATTCGTTGTATAAAACAATCAAAGAAGGCAATTAATTTCGTCGTGCAGTACTGTAACCAGTGCAGCTCAAATAGCACCTTCGGGTGCTATTTTTTTCGTTAAATAGCATATGGCAACTAAAGCATTAGACGGCGTCTTAATTAAGAAAGCCAATAGACAAGAAAAATTTAGCGAACAGCATATTTTTGAGTTATCTCAGTGTGCTGATCCCGACACCGGTTACGAGTATTTTTGTCGTAACTTTTTCTACATTCAACATCCTGTAAAAGGCAAGCTATTATTTGACCCATTCGAATATCAAGTACGCTTATTACAAAGTTATCACGATCATCGTTTTAATATCAACATGTTGCCTCGTCAAACAGGCAAGACAACTTGCGCCGCCGGCTACTTACTGTGGTTCGCAATGTTTAACCCTGATCAAACAATTTTAGTTGCAGCACACAAATATACCGGCGCACAGGAAATCATGCAGCGTATTCGCTACGCATATGAAGACTGCCCGGATCATATACGTTGCGGCGTCACTAACTACAACAAAGGAAGTATCGAGTTCGATAACGGCTCACGTATTGTGTCAGCAACAACTACTAGCAATACCGGTCGTGGTATGTCGATATCATTGCTGTATTGTGACGAGTTTGCATTCGTACAACCTAATATTGCTAGTGAATTTTGGACTTCTATTTCGCCTACATTAGCAACTGGTGGCCGTGCTATTATTACAAGTACTCCGAACAGTGATGAAGATACATTTGCTACGATTTGGAAAGAAGCAGAAAAGAAATTTGACGAATTCGGAAATAGTACTGTAGAAGGTGTAAACGGATTCTTCTCTTTCCGTGCTGAATGGCATGAACATCCTGACCGTGACGACAAGTGGCGAGATGTTGAGATGAGCCGTATTGGAGAAGAGCGGTTCCGTCGAGAGTACGGATGCGAATTCTTGGTATTCGATGAGACACTGATTAACTCGCTAGTATTAGCCGGTATGGAAGGCAGAGAACCCACTATGAAGATGGGTCAAGCACGTTGGTACAAAAAACCCACAGACGACATGATATATGCTGTGAGCCTAGATCCTAGTTTAGGTACAGGTGGTGACTATGCTGCTATTCAAGTACTAGAATTACCATCTATGATACAGGTAGCAGAGTGGCAACACAACACTACTGCTATTGAAGGACAAATTAAAATTTTAAGAGATATCAATCGATATATTGCAGATTGTTGTCCTAAAATGAATGGACAAAATATCTATTGGTCACTTGAAAACAACACAATTGGAGAAGCAGCACTGATTGTGATTAAAAGTGTTGGCGAGGAAAATATACAAGGGTTGTTTATTGCAGAGCCGATGCGAAAAGGCCACGTGCGCAAGTTCCGTAAAGGATTTAACACTACTCATCGCAGTAAAATATCTGCATGTTCTAGATTTAAACATCTAGTTGAGAGCGGAAAACTTAAAGTAAACAGCCGTGCGCTTATTTCTGAGTTAAAGGCATTTATTGCAAGTGGTGTTAGTTTTAAAGCTAAATCAGGCGAAACTGACGATCTAGTGTCGGCAATGCTGCTAGCTATACGCATGAGTTCGGTAATGGCAGATTGGGATACCCGAGTATTCGATGTAATGAACAATAAATTTGACGATGATAATGACGATTTTGAGCCGCCCATGCCTATATTCATTTCCAGCAGTTTCTAATAAATACTACTATGAAAGATTTGACAACTATATCAACCGACATTTTTAACAAAGTGCGAAGCCGTTTTTCTAAGATTAAACTTGGAAATCAAAACGGCGAAGTAATTGCTGACGGTAATCCCGCAGCAGCTAGATTTTTTGAACTTAACTACACAGTTGAGGGCAACGATTTAGGCCCTGTAACAATTAAAGTTGACAATAAAAAACTTACTATTATCTACAACGAGTCAATGACCGACGGAGACAATAGCAAATACAAGCAAGAATGGTACAGTTTCTTAAAAGAAATGCGTATGTTTGCAATGTCAAATATGTTAGAGTTTGATACTAGAGACATTACTAAATCAAACCTAGATCAACGAGATTTCAAATACCTAGCAAACGAAAACGGGGACACAAACATGAGTGAATCAAAATTATTTGGAACTAGCAAGACTAGTTACCAAGATATGGGAGAAGCAAGGATTATTGTTAAACACAGTCAGCCTGTAAACTATAATATTCCAGGTGGCCGAACAATGCACATTGACAGTATCTATATTGAAAGTTCTAGCGGTGAGCGTTTCCGTTACCCGCACAAACATCTAAACGGTGCTCGTGCAATGGCAATGCACATTGCTCATGGTGGCAACAGCTATGATCAGATTGGAACACACATTTCAAGTTTATCAGAAGAGCTATCAAAAT